CGTGTCGCATCGATCCTTTGGGCGGCAGAGATCAAAGGCTTGCAAGTGTATATCTTCCGAAGGTTGTCGGATGACCTGTTCAAGAACCACATGACGGGCCCAGGGTCGTACCCCGACCTCCTTTCCCCGTGGATCGAGGCCAAGATGGTCAAATGGAACGGGGCCAAGAATCATTGGGAGTTCTGGAACGGGTCGATGATCTTCCTCTCCCATTGCCAGTACGAGAAGGACCTTATCAAGTATCAGGGGGCCGAGATTGGGGTCCTGTGCAAGGCCGTAGGGACAAAAATCCTGATGGGTGACGGGTCATACAGGGAGATACAAGACATAAAAGCCGGAGATATGGTGCATACTCTTGCAGGCCCTCGGAAGGTAAACAAGGTGTACCCACGGCGCAAGGCCGAGTGTGTTCGTGTCACAACCCCTCTCGGGTCGGACGTTCATCCGGTGGACCATGACATAGGATGTGTCGGGGGGTGGAAAAGTGCGCAGTTTGGAACCCCCACCCCATATGTTTATCAGCCAAATGTGCGGAAAGTAGGAGAAGAAATTTTTTGGCATAACCCCTACGATAATAGCATATTTGGCCTGTCTAGGGACATTGAGCCCTGTGACGCGAGATATGAATACGAGGGGGCAAAGTGGGTGATGGATATAGAGGTAGACCAAGTGAATCACTATATTAGTGAATCAGGGGTCATCAATAAGAATTGCTTCGACGAGGCGACTCACTTCACAGGCCCCATGTACCGGTATCTGCGGGGTCGTGTGCGGCTCGGGGGGACGAAACTGCCCGAGAAGTACAAGGGGATGTTCCCGAGGGGGCTCGCCTGCTCAAACCCGGGGGGGATTGGGCACGGGTTTTTCAAGTCTGAGTTTGTCGATGCCGGACCCCCGATGTCGATGCGCCGGATGCCTAAGAAGGAGGGAGGTATGCTCAGGCAGCGTTGGGCGACCCAATCCTTGTGCGGGCCATGCTTCAAGGAGATTGGAACATCGTCGCCGGTGGTGCCCTTGACGATGTGTGGGGGAACCATTTGATAGTATCAAGGTTCAAGGTCCCCGCATCATGGAAGGTCGAGAGGTCATTTGACTGGGGATCGACCCACCCCTTCTCAGTCGGATGGTGGGCCACGGCCAACGGGGAGAGCGTCCGATTGCCCGACGGCAAGGAGTTTTGCCCGACCAAAGGCAGCATCGTCCGACTGGCCGAGTGGTACGGGGCCAAGGACATCTTTGAGAATGAAGGGCTGCGGCTCGGCCCCGCCGAGATTGCCCGAGGCATCCTTGAGCGGGAGAAGATGATGCTTGACGAAGGGTGGATCGCCACGACCCCGAAGCCCGGCCCCGCCGACAGCCAGATATACAACGTAAATGATACAGAAAGCGACTCTATTGGGCAACGTATGGAGCAAATAGGGGTCAAGTGGCTCGCCGCAGACAAGAAGCAGGGCAGTCGTGTGAACGGTCTCCAGCTCGTGCGTCAACGCATGAAAGCATCTAAGATGGGCGAGGGTATGGGGATATACTTCATGGACAACTGCCGTGCGGCCATCGGGACGTTGCCCATCCTCCCGAGGGACCCAATCCATGTCGAGGATGTGGACACCAAGGCCATCGACCACTTGTTCGACGAGACTAGGTACTTTACCCTATATAAGGCCAAGGAATACGCTACAAAACTAGAATTTAAATTCGGGTAAATTTATTCACGAACTAATTTTCTGCTTTACACGTTCTGATAGTTAGGGTAATCCCTGACCATGCCGAACATTGCCTACACCCGCGAGGAGTACGACGCCCTACTCCCTTTATGGACGATGGTAAAGGACTGCGTCGCCGGTGCAGAGCGTATCAAGGCGAAGCAGGACACCTATTTACCCAAGCCAAACCCCAGTGACACCTCGGCGGAGAACGCCACGAGATTCGCCCAGTACATCGAACGGGCAGTCTTCTATAATGTCACTGGCCGCACCTTGGCGGGGCTGACGGGGCAAGTGTTCAAGAAGGACCCCGTCCTCGACCTCCCCGATCACCTTGACGAACTGCTCGACGATATTGATGGGGCAGGGGTGTCCATCTGGCAGCAGTCCAAGAAGGTCTTGCAGGATGTCCTCTCCTACTCACGGGCGGGGCTGTTCGTGGACTACCCACCGGTCGAAGGTGGTGTGACACGGGCCGACATGCTCTCGGGTAATGTCCGACCGAGCATCACCCGCTACGACCCGTGGGACATTATCAACTGGCGCACCCGCAAGGTCGGGGGGCGCAATATCCTTTCATTGGTTGTCCTGACAGAGGAACAAGTCACAGACGATGACGGGTTTGAGCAGGAAACCGACAATATGTGGAGGGTCCTGCGACTTGACGAGCAGAACCTTTATGTGATGGAGGAGTGGGTCAACGACGGCACCGCAATGGAGCCCCAGTATGAGGCAGTTGCCCAGTATATGCCTACGGACGCTCTCGGCAGGCGTCTGGCGTATATCCCCTTCACGTTTGTGGGCTCGGTCAATAATGACCCGCAGCCCGACCCTCCACTTCTTTACGACTTGGCGAACCTGAACGTCGCCCACTATCGCAACTCCGCCGACTATGAGGAAAGCGTGTATCTCGTGGGTCAACCCACCCCCTACTTTGCGGGGCTGACCGAGGACTGGGTCCAGAACGTCCTCAAGGGGCAGATTCAACTCGGGTCCCGTGCGGCAGTCCCACTGCCCGAGAACGGGTCGGCGGGCCTACTTCAAGTGGCCCCCAACACGATGCCTTTTGAGGCCATGAAGCACAAAGAGGCGCAGATGGTCGCCATCGGTGCCAAACTCCTTCAGGAAAGCAAGGTCGAGAAGAAGGAGATCGAAGTTGTCATCAAGGACTTCTCCGAACACGCGAATTTGACAACTGTATCCCGCAACGTGTCAGACGCCTACGAGACGGCCCTTGGGTTCATGGAAGCTTTCATTACGGGCACCGAGAGCGAGATCAAGTTCCAACTGAACACGGACTTTGAAGCATCCAAGCTCGACGCTAACGAGCAGGCACAACTGGTGGCCCTATGGCAGGCCGGTGCCATTGTTGAGACCGAGATGCGCAACACCCTCCGCCGTGCGGGGATCGCGTACCTCGACGACGAGGAGTTTCGTGATATTCGTGAGACGGATGAACCCCCACCACTCGCCCCAGCGGGTGCGGACTTGAACTTGCAGGGGTTGTAAGGTATGAGCTACAAGATTCAGGACGGCTACGGGACTACACGCTGGCTTGCGAGCACGGCGTACAAAGGTCTTGCGTCCAATGAACAGGAGCACATCCAGCATGTAGGGGTCGCACCTATTGACAGCGCGGCCATTGACCCTTTTGGTCGTTCGCGGGTGAGCCAGCCGTACACAGTGTTCGACTCTAAGATGGTGGCTGACAAGGCCCCCCTATATTATGACGAGGTGCTGTCCGGCACGGCAGCGTCTGTGTTCAACACGGGTGATGCGTCGGTGTCCCTGAGTGTCAGCGCGGACGGAGACTACGCCATCAGACAGACCTTCATGCGGTTCAACTACCAGCCGGGGAAAGGGCAGTTGATCCTGATGACCGGTTTGATCGGCAGTCCGGTAGCGAACACGGTTAGCAGGATAGGGTACTTCAACAGCCCATATGTTGCCCCTTATACTGCATCGTTTGACGGGATATATTTTGAGTCCGGCAGTGAAGCAGTATCAGTCAACATCGCAAAGAGCGGAGTTATCGAGAGCGTGAGCCAGGATGATTGGAACTTGGACAAGATGGACGGGTCTGGGCCTACGGGCATCACGCTCGACTTTGACAAAGTCCAGATTTTTGTGGTTGACTTTGAGTGGCTCGGGGTCGGTCGTGTCCGCACGGGTGTCGTGGTGGATGGAATCATTAACTACGTCCACCAGTTCGTACACGCGAACAACACAACTGGGGTGTACATGAGTTCCCCGAACCACAGCATCCGGTATGAGGTGCGCTCGTCCGGTGGTGCCAAGAGCATCAAGCACATCTGTTCGTCGGTGCAGTCCGAGGGCGGTCTTGAGCCCAGCGGTGTGTCGTTCTCGATAGACAACGGCATCACCCCAGTAAGCATCAGTAACACCCTTGAAATGGTGCTGGCGGTCAGGCTTTCAGCCGACCACCCATGCACCACTGAAGTGCTTGAGACAATGAGCGTGCTGACCTCATCAACTGCGAACTTCCTATGGGCTGTGCTGTTGAATCCAACAGTCACGGGGCTCGTCGATGGGGACTTCACAAGTGTTGATGGGTCGGCTATGGACGTGGCAGTTGGTGA